AACTGCTTCTAAATTCCAACTCTTTGAATTCAATGATGAGTTTACAAGAGCAAACTTTAGAAACATTGTAGAACCTTTCCTAAGAGAAGTACAAGGTCGAAGAGGTATCACAGACTTTTTAGTAGTTTGTGATGAAACAAACAACACAGGCGAAGTTATTGATAGAAATGAGTTTGTAGCAGAAATCTTTGTGAAACCTGCTAGAAGCATCAACTTTATCACACTTCAATTTGTGGCAACAAGAACCGGCGTCTCATTTGACGAAGTAGCTGGTGGTTAATAAGGAGATAAACTATGCCAAATATTAACGACTTTAAAGCTAAACTTGCAGGCGGTGGTGCTAGAGCCAATCAGTTTAAGGTAACAATGCCTTTTCCTGGTTACGCACAAGTTGGCGGAGAAATTGAAGACTTAGCTTTCTTATGTAGAAGTACATCATTACCTGGAATGACTGTTCCAAGTTTTAATGTTCCTTTCAGAGGACGAAGCATTAAGATTGCTGGTGATAGAACAATCGAAGATTGGTCAGTAACCGTTTACAACGATACAGATTTCAAACTCAGAAATGCGTTTGAGAGATGGTCTAACGGTATCAATAACATGACTGATAACGAAGGATTAACAAATCCTGCCGATTATCAAGTTGACGCTTTTGTTGACCAGTTAGATAGAAACGGTGCAACTATTAAGTCATACACACTTAGAGGTGTATTTCCTACTACGATTGCTCCGATTGAATTGACATATGACGAAGCAACTGCTATTGAAGAATTTGCAGTAACATTTGCTTACCAATACTTTGAAACTAATACCACTACCTAAAAAGTAGTATAAATAGTTGAGTATTTACAAAGGAAATTAAATTATGGCTGAATTATTTGGATTTTCTATCAATAGGGTTAAACCTAAACAGGATCCGAAACAAAGCTTCACAGCACCACAGGCGGATGACGGAACTTTATCCGTCGCCGCCGGTGGTTATTTTGGTCAGTACCTTGACATGGAAGGTCAAGCGAAGACTGAAGCTGACTTAATTAGACGATATAGAGAGATTGCTTTACACCCCGAGTGTGATATGGCAATTGAAGATATTGTCAATGAGGCTATTGTTGCGAATGAACTTAAAGATGCTGTTAAGTTAAACCTTGAAAACTTACCTTACGGTAAAGATGTAAGAAGAAAGATAGAAGACGAGTTTCAAGAAGTATTAAGACTAATGGGTTTTAATACAAGAGGTCACGACATTTTTAGAAGATGGTATGTCGATGGCCGTATTTTTTACCACAAGATTATTGACAGAAATTCACCTGTCAAAGGTATCACAGAATTAAGATATATCGACCCTAGAAAAATCAAGAAAATTAGGGAGATGAGAAAGAAGAGGCCAGACGGACCACCTGTAGCAGTTGGTCAAGGTATGGCAGATGAGTACGAAGAATACTTCCTCTTCAACGAAAAGGGTGTAACTAATTCTACTACATCTGGTATTAAGATAGCTGTTGATGCTATCGCTTTCTGTCCATCAGGTTTAATTGACCAGAATAAGAACATGGTGCTGTCTTATTTACATAAGGCAATCAAACCTGTCAATCAGTTGAGAATGATTGAAGACGCTACTGTTATCTACAGAATTGCTAGAGCGCCTGAGCGAAGGATATTTAAGATTGATGTTGGTAATTTGCCAAAAGTTAAAGCAGAACAATACCTCAGAGATGTCATGGCCAAGTACAGAAATAAATTGGTTTATGACGCAAGTACAGGAGAAATTCGAGATGATAGAAACTACATGTCAATGCTCGAAGACTTTTGGTTACCTAGTAGAGAAGGTGGCCGTGGAACCGATATTACCACACTACCTGGCGGTCAAAATTTGGGAGAAATCTCAGACATTGAATATTTTAGGGGCAAGTTGTATCGTTCTCTAAATGTACCAGCAAGTAGATTAGAAGCATCTCAAGGTTTTAATCTTGGTCGTTCAACAGAGATTACTAGAGATGAACTTAAATTTACTAAGTTTGTACAAAGACTAAGAAAGAAATTTACAGAGTTATTCAATGATATTCTTAGAACACAATTAGTGTTGAAAAAGATTATCGCTGATGATGACTGGATTACAGTAAGAGATAATTTACATTATAACTTCTTGCAAGATGGCCATTTCGCAGAATTAAAAGAAAGTGAAATGTTAATTGAAAGATTAAGATTGGCAGATGCAATGAGAGATTATATTGGTAAATATTATTCTGTAGAATATGTAAGAAAAAATGTGCTTAGACAAAATCAGAGAGAAATCGAAGAGATTGATGCACAAATTAGGCAAGAAGTTGAGGATGGTATTATTGCTACACCTCAAACAGACGACCCTAATACTTTATAGGAGTAAAATATGAGTGAACAAGTTAAAAAATTTGTTGATGATTTGGCAAATGGAAATAACGCCGAGGCAGGCGAAGCATTTAAAGATGCATTAAGAGATAAAGTGGCTGCTGGGCTCGATAACGCTAGACAAGAGATTGCAAAGAATATCTTTAATGGTGTTGATGCAGACCCAATTAGTGACCCGAAACCAGAGTACGCAGGTCCTAATGATAGAACAGACGCAGTGTTCGATACTGAAGGAGAACAAATTGAATTTGTCCCAAATGAAGAACCAAGTGCTGAGCAACCAGAACAAGATTAATACGCAAACTTTTAATAGTTTGCCGCCTTTACATAGAGAAGTCGTAACAGACTTCTTTAATGTCTTAGACAAAGAAGAAGGCAGTATTATAGACAAGTTTGAAACGGCAGTTGATAAGACTGCTAGTTTTCACAATGTAAATACAGATGTGTTGTACAACTATTTTGATAAAGAAGTTGACGCACAATTAGGAGGATAATATGGCTTGGGTAACAGTAACAGGTTCTAACAATGTATGGCAGTATGACAATGCTGCTACAATATCTGACACTTATCCGGATTCGGCCGATGGTGCGAATTCAGTAATTGCAAGTGGTGTTAGAACATACACAAAACCAGGAACTAGTGATACTGTCCAAGTTTATATTAAGACTAGAAAAACAGGTGAAACAACAGTGCGTGGTGAGTTATCAAAGACTTACTATGACGCACAATAAGGATTAAAAATGGCAGATACAGTAACCACACAAACCATTGTAGATACAACTGGCGTAAAGTATGTTTGTAAATTAACTAACTTTTCAGACGGCACAGGCGAGAGTTTAGTAACAAAAGTAGATGCGTCAGCACTAACTTTTATGTCCGAAGATGGTACGAAAAAGATTAGTAAAGTGTGGTACTCTGTCAACACTACCAACCAAAAATCGGCAGTTGAGTTATTGTGGGGAGGAACTACTAACGCAACCGCTCTCTTATTATCAGGAAATGGTTATTGGAACTTTAGAGAAGCAGGCGATGAAATTCCGAATAATGCGACCACTCCTACTGGAGATGTACTATTATCGACTAAAAATTTCGCAAATGGTGATAATTACACAATAATTATAGAGTTTAGGTAATAATTGTTATAAATATATTACAAGAGAGAGACAAAACCATGAAATTAATTTCGGAAGAAATTTCAAACGCAGAATATATCGTAGAAGAAACGAACGGAAAGAAAGACTATAAAATCCGTGGCGTATTCCTACAGTCTGATATTAAGAATAGAAATGGTCGTATCTATGAATACGCAGTATTAGACAAAGAAGTTAAAAGATATAACAAAGAATTTATCCAAAAGAACAGAGCATTTGGTGAGTTAGGTCATCCAGATGGTCCTACTGTAAATTTGGAAAGAGTTTCGCACATGATTAAGTCACTTACTCCAGACGGTAAGAACTTTATCGGTGAAGCGAAAATCATGGACACTCCATATGGTAAGATTGTAAAAGGTCTTATTGATGAAGGCGCACAATTAGGTGTATCTTCAAGAGGTATGGGGTCTATGATACAAAAGAACGGCGCAAACTATGTGAAAGATGACTTTTACTTAGCAACCGCCGCCGACATTGTTGCCGACCCGTCAGCTCCTGACGCTTTTGTAGAAGGAATTATGGAAGCAAAAGAGTGGGTATGGGATAATGGCGTTTTAGTAGAGAAAGATATTGAAGCGTGGAAGAGTGAAATTGAGAAGGCAAAATCACATGCTCTCGCAGAAGCGAAGTTAAAAGTGTTTAAAAACTTTCTTAAAAATCTCTAAATGTATAAATATCAATAACAAAGAAAAATTAATTAATTTTTTTTAAAATAAAGGGAGATATCTCAAATGGCCGATACAGAAATTAAAAATGTAGATGCGTTAGAGGCTGAAGTGGTCGCAGAAGCGGACGCTAATGCTCCTAAAAAGAATGCTGTAGCGGCTGAGCCAACTCACTTGTCCAACGAGGCAGAAGATTTAGGTCCAGCTGTAACAAAACCAACTGACAGCAATCCTGACGCAACTAAGAAAACTACTAAAGTTTCTGACAAGATTAGTGCAACTGCTGATAAAGGTGGTCAACCAGATACAGCTGGTAAACCAGACACAGAAGCAGGTGTGACTAAGGTTTCACATCCTGGTCAAACTAAGAAAGAAGAAACTGAAGTATCTGAAGATGAGAGTATTCAAGAAGGCGAAATGCCAGCAGGTCTAAAAAAATACTTAGACAAGAAAGCTGACAAAAAAGACGAAGCAAAAGACAAAGACAAAGAAGAAGGTTACGGAATGAAGAAAGCTTCATATCACATGAAGAAAGAAGACATTGATGTAACTGAACATGTTGATGCTTTAATCGCTGGAGAGGGAGACTTATCTGAAGAATTCAAAACTAAAGCTGCGACAGTATTCGAAGCTGCTATTAAATCAAAAGTAGTAGAAATCGAAGAATACTTAGAAGCTGACTACCAAAAGAAATTCGAAGAAGAGACTTCTAAAGCTAAAGAAGAGTTAGTAGAAAAAGTTGATTCCTACTTGAACTATGTAGTTGAAGAGTGGATGAAAGAAAACGAACTCGCTTTAGAAAGAGGTATCAAGGGCGAAATCGCTGAGGACTTCATTTCTGGTCTGAAAAAATTATTTGAAGACCATTACATTGATGTGCCGGATGAAAAGTACAATGTACTAGAAGACCAAGCATCAAAGATTGAAGACTTAGAGAAGAAACTCAATGAACAAATCGAAAAGAATGTTAACCTTAACAAATCAAACTTTGAATATGTAAGAAAGCAAATCGTGGCTGAAGCAGCTGAAGATTTAGCGGACACATCAAAAGAGAAATTTGCTAAGTTAACTGAAGAGATTGACGCTTCGGGTGCTGATGAATTCAAAACTAAAGTAACAACTATTAAAGAAAGTTACTTTGGCAAGAAAACAGAAGTACAAGAAGAGCTTGATGATGTGGCGGCAGGTTCGTCTTCAAATTCTGAAGACTTATCAAATGCAATGGCTGCTTATACTGCTGCTATTAGTAAAACTAAAGACATGAAATTGTCTATTAAATAAGAAATAGGAGAGAGAAACATGTATCTTTCAGAAACACATGAAAAGAAATGGCAGCCTGTATTAGAGCATCCGGATTTACCCGAAATCAAGGACTCTTACAGACGAGCTGTTACATCTGTTATCTTGGAAAACCAAGAACAGGCTCTTAACGAAGAAAGAGCGTACTTAAACGAAGCTGCTCCTACAAATGCGACAGGTTCTTCAGTAGCGAATTGGGATCCAATCCTTATTTCGTTAGTAAGAAGAGCTATGCCGAATTTGATTGCTTATGATATTGCTGGCGTTCAGCCAATGACTGGACCAACTGGCCTTATCTTTGCAATGAGAAGCAGATATACTTCACAAACTGGTGCTGAGGCAATGTTTGACGAAGCTGATACAGATTTTTCTGGTAGAAATGCTGCCGGTTCATCTGTAGATGGTTTTTCATCAACTGCTCACTCTGGTTCACCAAACAACAATCCAGGTGCTCTAAACGATAGTCCATCTGCTGGTACTTACACAAAAGGTACTGCAATGACTACAGCTGCTGCTGAAGCCTTAGGCGATGACAGTGGTAACGCATTTGCTGAAATGGCATTCTCAATTGAGAAATCAACTGTGACTGCTAAATCAAGAGCGTTAAAAGCAGAGTACACAATGGAACTTGCACAAGACCTTAAAGCAATTCACGGTTTAGATGCAGAAACAGAACTTGCAAACATCTTATCAGCAGAAATTCTTGCTGAGATTAACAGAGAAGTTGTAAGAACTATCTACATCAACGCTGAGAAGGGCGCTGCTACTAACACAACTACTGCTGGTATCTTTGACTTAGACACTGATTCCAACGGCAGATGGTCAGTAGAGAGATTTAAAGGCCTTATGTTCCAATTGGAAAGAGATGCTAACAGAATTGCACAAAGAACTCGTAGAGGAAAAGGTAACATGATTATCTGTTCTTCAGATGTTGCAAGTGCTCTTCAAATGGCAGGTGTATTAGATTACACTCCAGCTCTTAACAACAACTTAAATGTTGATGACACAGGCAATACTTTTGCTGGTGTTCTTAACGGTAGATATAAAGTGTATATCGACCCATATTCAGCGAACTCAGCTGCTACACAATACTATGTAGTAGGTTACAAAGGTACTTCACCTTATGACGCTGGTATGTTCTACTGCCCATATGTTCCACTACAAATGGTGAGAGCAGTTGGTCAGGACACTTTCCAGCCGAAAATTGGCTTCAAGACTAGATATGGTCTTATTGCTAACCCATTCGCTGAAACAGGTGCTATTACTGGTGCCGCTTCAGCAGTGAATGACGCTGGTTCTGCTAACAGCAACAGATACTATCAGAGAGTTAAAGTTACTAACTTAATGTAATATCTGATTACAACATTAGAAAAGGGCGGCTTTTAGTCGCCCTTTTTTTTGCTCTCCTAAATGGATAAATATAAGCATGACAACGACAAATGCTTATAATAGACAACCAACCAAGTTTGATTACGCCTCACCACAACAGTTTAAGTTTCAAATAACTAAACTGCCAAAGGTGGAATATTTCTGTACAGCAGTTAATATTCCTAGTGTTGAAGTATCATCAACGGCTCAGAGAACACCACTTGCAGATGTGCCTTTGCCTGGTGAAAAAGTTAACTTTGGTTCTTTAGAGATGACATTTCTAGTAGATGAAAACTTAGAGAACTTTAGAGAGATACACGGTTGGTTAATGGGACTAGGTTTTCCTAAAGATTACAAACAATCAAGAGATGCTATAGGTGCTGGTGCAGATAGATTTCCAACATCATCTGGTTCAGACTTGACTACTGACCCCGGTAAAGTTAAATACGGCGCTGTAGATATTGGTGCTTTGTATTCAGATGCAACACTAGTAGTTTTATCAAGTAAGAATAGACCAGTTGTAGAAGTTAGATTTAGTAACATCTTTCCTACAGCACTATCTGGTGTACAATATAATCAAAACGCAACAGATGTTGATTATCTTACAGCATCCGTTACTATG